GTCGTCGACTTCGCAACCGGATTTCTCGTTGCGTGGTCCACTGGCGCGGTGTCGTCCGATGTCAGTCGCAAGGGCTTCGTCAAGAAGACCGTCGCGCTGCTGCTGATCGTAGCATTGCAGATCGCCGAGTCGGTGCATCCGATGCCGTTCGAGTTATCGGCGTATGTGGCCGGCTGGTTCTGCTTGACGGAACTGATCTCCATCATGGAAAACTGCGGAAAGGCTGGCCTGCCCCTTCCGCAAAAACTAACGAACGTACTGGCGCAACTTCAGGAAGAAAAAAAGTGAACTGGACGATAACCCGCACCGACGAACACGCTGACAATGCCCATTCCGATCTCGCACTGATCCGCAAGCACCACGCGGAAGCCGTTGCGCTGGGCGCTCCGATACTGAAGTTTGGCGACACCTTTTGCGCCATGGAAGTGTAGTTCGCGCCGTTGAGGCAGCATATCAGCAAATGAAGGCAAAGAAGGCTGTGTGGTAGTAAGATAGTAGGGTATGTCTCAAGAACAATACATCTACATCGACAATGAGAAAGTGGCAGTTAGCGAGCTGAGTGACAGGCAGAAGTATTTGGTGTCTCAAATTACAGACATCAACAACAAGATGGCTCAGTTGCAGTTCAATCTTGACCAATTGAATGTTGCTTCGACTGCGTTTAGCAAAGAGTTGCTGCGTAGTCGGGCTAAGGACGATGCCGTAACCAATGCCCCTAGTTAAGATCCAACCTAAACCTGGAATTGTTAAGGACGTAACCGAGTACTCTGCTGAAGGGTTCTGGTACGATTCTGACAAGATCAGGTTTCGGCTTGGATATCCTGAGGTGATTGGTGGGTGGAAGGCGTATGCAAACGCTGAAACCATCTACGGCACTTGCAGGTCGATGATCCAGTGGACCTCCCTATCCCTTGAGCGATTCATTGGGATAGGGACCAACCAGAAGTATTACATTGAGTCTGGTCAGTACATTAACGACATTACGCCGATTCGTACAACTATTGCGCTAGGAAGCAATCCGTTCCAGACGCAAGAAGCAGGGACTGGGAAGATGAAGGTGACCACGCCGTCCGGTCACGATGCGATTCAGTACGACTGGGTAACCTTTTCTGGCGCGACTGGCTTTGATGGATTTACTGCCGATCAGTTGAACGTAGAAGTTCAGGTAACTGAAGTTATCAACGCCACAAGCTTCTATGTGGTGTTCCCCTCTGGCGCAACGATTACTCCTTCTACGTCTGGTGGTGGCGCTTCGGTGAGCGCGGCCTTCCAATTGAACATTGGATTGAATAGTCAGGTTTACGCTACCGGATGGGGTTCTGGCCCTTGGGGAAGAGGCCCTTGGGGTAGTGCATTTACTCCTCTCGGCCCCACAGACAATCTTCGTATCTGGTCGAACTCCAATTATGGCGAGGACCTTATCATCAACCCCAGGTATGGCAACATCTATTACTGGTCTGCCTCTGGGTTGGACCCTCTTAATACCAGAGCCGTCGAGCTTTCCACTATAAGTGGTGCGAATGATGCGCCGATAATCGCTCTTCAGGTCTTGGTGTCTGATATTGATCGGCACGTTATTGCTTTTGGTTGTAATGAAATAGGTTCTGCTTCGCAGAATCTATTACTCGTGCGCTGGTCTTCCCAGGAAGACTATCTGGACTGGGAGCCTCGTACGGACAATACGGCTGGTGGGTTCACCATATCGAGTGGGTCTGAGATTGTTTCGGCAATACCGACGCAGCAGCAGATCCTTGTGTTCACCGACAAGGCGTTGTTCACGATGGCATACACTGGGCCTCCTTACACGTTTAGCTTTACCCGAATTGGCGAGTCGGTTTCTATTATCGGGCCGAAGGCCGGGGTAGACGCCAGAGGCACGGTGTACTGGATGGACAACAATAACTTCTATCAGTACAGCGGCAGTGTGGTGAAGATGAACTGTCCAGTGCTGAGCTACGTTTTCTCCGACTTGAACTGGAGCCAGAAGGCTAAGGTAGCCGCCGGAGTGAATGCTCAGTTCAATGAGGTTTATTGGTGGTACCCCAGCGTGACCGACAATACCGAAGAGAACAGTCGGTATGTCGCATACAATTACGTCGAAGATCTTTGGACGATTGGCACGATGGATCGAACAGCTTGGCTTGATCTAGCGACTGATGGTTTCCCGATTGGCGCTATGCCATATGGGGCTGATCTTGCGGAGTCAAATACGGCCACGAATTTGTACCAGCATGAGTATGGCTACACAGCCGATGGATCGAACATCGTTGCCTATGTAACGTCTGGTCCTATTGATATCGAAGACGGAGAGCAGTTCTCTTTCATTAGTCGGATTATTCCTGATATCCAGTTTGTGAACGACCCGAGGGTTACTTCTGCTGGAATAACCAAGAAGGTTAATGTTCAGGTGTATGGCGTGAACTACCCAATGAGTCAGTCTGGGTATCAGACGAACACGGTATTGGTTCAGGGCGAGGTTCCGATCACCAGCCAGAATAACCTTAGGATTCGAGCGCGGCAGATTGTGCTGAAGGCGCAATCGTACACGGGTGGAGATCCTGTTTATAAGTGGCGGCTTGGTTCTAATCGACTTCAGATTCAACCGGATGGTATGCGATGAACCGCAATACCCCAATACAAACTCTCCCGAAGCCGCCTGCTCAGTACGACCAGTTTTACTTCGACTCGCTAATCCGCAACCTTGGCATTCACATTTACAACCAACGAGTCCCTGGAGAACTTGTTGGCGCTTCGATAATGCTGTTGCGGTGCCCAAGAAGCGGCTATGGATTGCGTGATGGCATGGTGTGGGCGGATGGAGATGGCGTACTAAAGGTTGTGCTACCGAATCAAGTATTCGCGCCAAGTAATCGAATCAGGATTAAACTGGGTACGGTGACAGTAACGACATGAGTAAGGGAATTGCGTCTCTCGCTAAGCAGGTTGCTTCTAAAGGAAGGGGTGGAGATTCCACCCTTTTGCATATTCACCCCAGCGAGTTGAAGGGGATGGAAGCGGTGCTGCGTTCTCTGGATCCAGATATTGAGATTACCCTCAATCCAGAAACGGGTATGTACGAAGCCTTTAGTTGGAAGAAGTTACTGGGCGCAATTGGATTGGGGGCGAGTGCGGCCATGCTCTTAGTCCCTGGCCTTCAGCCTGCTGGGATAGCGGGGCTAAAGGGGTCAACTGCGGCATTGGTTTCAAAGGTCGTTGCTCCTGCTCTTATTAGTGGCGCTTCCGGCCTTGCCGCTGGTGCATTTTCTCCAGATCAAAACAAGAGCAACCAGCAATCACTTACTCAAGCGCAAAAATGGATGGACGATAAGGCGCTTCGCGAACAGCAGAAGATGATCTTCCCGGTCATGCGTCCGATGAATATATACGGACAGCCTCAGCAGCCACAACCCCAGCAAACACAACCACAGGGCTTGGCCTCTGTTCTCCCGATGGGCGTTATTCCTGAGCAGCCAAAGGAGCAACAGGTTATGCGCGAGGCTGAGGGTGGATCTCTTGAGCCTGAAGAAAAGAAGGCTCGTCAGATTGTGCAGGATGCTATGGCCGCGATTCGTGGCGAAGGCGAAGACCCTGAGGGTGCGTTGAATACCTATCTCTCCTACTACGGGAAAGAGGCATTGCAGGACTTGTACAAGCGGATGTCTGGCGAGGAAGAGCCTGAAGAAGAAGACTACGCGCCGCCTGAGGGCATGATTAAAGGACCGGGCAATGGCATGGACGATATGGCCACTGCTCGCATGGCGCATGGTGGGCAGAAGGTTCTTCTATCAAACGATGAGTTCATTATTCCCGCTGATGTTGTAAGCGGGTTGGGTGATGGAAGCAGTGAGGCAGGTTCCAGAAAGTTGTACGCGATGATGGATCGGGTACGCATGGAACGAACTGGCACGAAGAAGCAACCCGGAAAGATTAAAGACAGCAGGGTGTTGCCTGCTTAGGAGTAAATATGGCAGATCCGCTTAGCTCAGTTACGCAGGTTCAAGACGTTCCTGATTGGATTAAACCCTACAGAAATGCGCTCTTGAATGCGGCATTCGGTGCTGTGTTTACTCCCGAGTACATGCGCCAGAACTTACCCAATGCTACATTTTGGGACGCGACGAGGCAGGCCCCTCCTCAGCAGCCGACTGGAGAAACTTCTCAAGGCGCTGGCGGCGATGCTGGCGTTGAAGCGCAGAACCGTAGTGCGATTGCCAACGCGCTAGCCATGACCTCTGGCAACATGCCTCAGTTACTTGGCATGGTTTGGGATCCGAAGACTCGCACCTATGTGCCGGAAGCGTATAAGACGATTACGAGAGCGGCCAAAGGTGGATCTCTTAGCAGTGATCCCATTCAGCAGATCCTCGATAAGTATGAAGATCTTCGCAAGGAAATGCCTGTTGGGATTGTGCAGGATTTGTATGGCGCGAACCAGCAGACTGGTGGTGTTTCTTATCCTCGTGGTACGAATCCCTTTGGCGCTTCTCGTGGCCCATCGCAGACTTCTGCTTACACGACTGGATCTAGCTTTGGAACCGACTTAGATCGTTTCAACCAACGTCCTGATATTACTCCTGGGATTGCGCCTCCGGTTAGCACTGACGTTCGCACTCCTCCTACTGCTGCGAATCCATTGCCTACTACTCCAACTGGTGGTGTACGGATTGCTGGCCCGTCAGCTCCTCCTCCTATTCCTGGGCGCTCCCCTGGAATGAGTGCGCCTGGAATCGGTTCTGGTTCAACGGACTATCGTATTCCTGTTGGATCCGCTGGTGAAAGCCTTGCGCCCGTTTCGTCTCCTGGGCTTGCTGGAACCACTGCTGCCAGCCGAGGCGCTGGTGGTTACAATCCGCTTCAGTATGCTACCGATGAGCAGGCTACCGGGCTTGCCTCTCTACTGGGAGGTACCACGCAGCGCACGAATGTGGCTGGTCCGGTTGCCCCTCCTCCGCAAAACCTGATTAACTTTGGTGGCAGTGATTCGTTCAATGCTGGATTGATACAGCAGCAGCTTCGTCCTGGTCAGACTCCCAGTGAGATGACTGGATCGCTTAACCTGATTCGGGCTGATGTTGCTCGTTCTGGTGGCGACACTTCTGCAATCGACCGCTTGATTCAGCAGAACAACCAAGCCTATTCCTCTGGATTGTCTGTGTCTCCTGTCGGCCAGCCTGCCGCTCCCAGCACTCCTCCTGCTTCGGCATCCAAGGGCAAGTCAATGGAATATACATCTCAGCCAGTGACTGACAACGGTGTGCCGGAATGGTTGCGTGAGCTTGAGCAAAAACCTGCTGTGCCTTATTACGGCAAGGGCTTTGCTTCTGGTGGTTACTTGGCGCAGTTCGACATTGGCGACGATGGCAAGGTGCAGAACTATCGCAAGGGCGGTGTAATTCGCAAGCAGACTGGTGGTGGATTTACTGGTCCCAACATCCTTGGATTCGGCGCTACCCAAACTCCTGCCGCTGGTGGGTTTGGTGGCCCTGGTGGTGTCGCCTCGTTGTTTCAGTCTGCCAATCCAAATGCCCCACAACTTTCGCAGAACGTATTCAACGCTCCTCCGGTGTATGGTAATCAGCGGGTTATGGGCTTTGGCCAGGACTTCGGACAATATACTCCTGGGGTTGGCTTCACCGCAAGCAATCTAACCACTGGCGCTTTGGCTGGCGCGGGTAAGCTTCCCAGTGTGTTCCGTACCATGGGACAACCTGGGCAGGAATACATGGGCATCGACCCTGGTAGCGACTTTGGTAAAGGGTTGCGCTCGATTAACTATGCAACCGACCTAGCCGGGGAAGCCGCCACAGAAGGCATGGGATTAATTGGCGCATCCAAACTTGCTCCACAGGATAGCTACCTGATGAGCATGATGCCGGGAATCCAGAAGATGGGTTTCGCCGATGCCATCAAGGTATCGCCTCTCCAAGCGCCAACCATGAGGTCGCCTAGTGGAGTAACCACTGCTCAGTTGAGAAACCATCAGATGGACGAACCCATGGGCGTGCGTGGTCAGAACATCGACATCCTTGGTCAGTTGGGTGGCATTACTGGTGCAACGGTTCAGGGTGTTCCTCAGGTGCAGCAGTTCCAGATGCAAGCACCGGAAAGGGTTACTGGGCAAACTAGAGATATTCTCTCTACGCTTGGTGGAATATCTGGCGCAAGAATTGAAGGTGTTCCTCAGGTGCAGCAGTTCCAGATGCAGGGTCCTGAGCGAGTGGGTGCTGGCCAAACCCAAGTAAGTCAGTTCGGACAACCGCAAGCGCAGCAGTATATGTCTCCCTACATGGATGCAGTTATTGAGGCGCAGAAGCGTGATGCCTCTCGTCAGGCGGCAATGCAGAAAGCTAGTCGTAACGCCGCCGCTGTTCGTGCTGGTGCGTTTGGTGGATCCCGTCAGGCGATCCAGGAAGGCATGGCTGAGGAAGCGTTGCAGCGCCAGCTAGGGGACATTGAAGCCGTTGGTCGCCAGAAAGCATTTGAGGGGGCGCAAGCACAGTTTGAGCGTGATCGCACAGCCTCTCTCGCTTCGCAGCAGGCCAATGTTCAATCTGCTTTGCAGGCTTCTCTTGCTAATCAGCAGGCTGGTCTTACCACTGGTCGTGAGAATCTTGGTTCTAGTCTGGCTACTCAGCAACTTGGGACTCAGGCTGCTTTACAGGCTGCTCTTGCTAATCAGCAAGCCGCACAACAAGCAGGGCTTACTGGATATGGAACCAGGGCGGATATCCTGAGATCTCAATCCGCACAAGATTTACAGGCCGCTCTCGCTAACCAACAGGCAGGCATCACCACGGGGCGCGAGAATCTTGGCGCTAACCTAGCTACGCAGCAGCTTGGCACTCAGGCTGGCCTGCAAGCTGCTCTTGCGAATCAACAGGCGGCGCAGCAGGCTGCTCTTACTGGTTACGGCACGAGGGCAGATGTTCTCCGTGGGTTGTCTTCTCAAGAACTACAGGCGGCATTGGCCAACCAGCAGGCTGGCCTTACCGCTGGCCGGGAGAACTTGGGCGCTCGCTTGGGCATCCAGCAACTCGCTGCTCAGCAGGCTCTACAGGCGCAGCTTGCGAATCAACAGGCTGGTCTTACGGTTGATCAGGCCAACTTACAGTCGGCACTTGCCACTCAACAGCTTGGTACTCAGGCTGGCCTAGAGGCGGCGAAGGCTACACAGTCTGGCGACTTGGCGACGTGGCAGATGCAGCTAGACGCCATGAAGCAGGCTTCTGCCGAGCAGGAAGGGGCACGGCAGCGGCAGTTTAATAACCGACTGGCTGCGCTCCAGCAGGGGCAGTCAGGTGCCGCTGGCTTAGCTGGCCTGGGCCAGACTATGATGGGTATTCCTGGTATGGCGCAGCAGCTTGAACTCCAGCGGCTGGCGGCGATGCAGCAGGCTGGTGGCGCTATCGACACTCGTACCCAGGCGGCGTTGGATCTTGCGTACCAAGATTTCATCAACCAGCAGAACTTCCCGTATCAGCAGATGAACTTCTTGCAGGGTATTTTGGCTGGTGTCCCGACTGGTATGCAGACAGAGGGCGTACAATTCCAGCGGCCTGATACGGCTGGTGGGTTAACCTCGCTTGCTGCTTCTATTCCTGGCTTGATTTCTTCTTTCCGCAAGAATTAAGGTAGAGTATGAATCTCATTAAAGCAGCAGATGATCTGAAGAACCTGTCAGACCAGCAACTCATGATGGCTGGTCAGAACCCCGTATCGGTTCCACCTTATCTGGTGCTTGCTGAGATGAAGCGCCGGGAGCAGTTGAGGGCTGAGTTTTCCAAGTCGCAACAGCAGCAACCACAGCCTACTGTGATACAGCAGACCGCGCAGAACTTGGCGCAACAGCAACCGCAACAAATGCAACAGCAGGCACAGCCTCAGGCTCAGGGCATTATGCAGACAGCGCCGCCTCAGGTAGTTGCTATGGCTGGCGGTGGGCATGTGGCTAGGTATGCTGAAGGTGACTTGGTGCAGGCGGCTGATGGCTACGCAAAAGCAGTGGGTAATTTCATGGAATATCAACCCACTATGTCTTCCTATAAAGCGCCCGGTATTGCCACTTCTTACGAGCAAATGAGGGCCATGTACCCAGAGACTTCGTTTGCTGATTTCAAGAAAAGCGCCGAAACAATGTATGGCACACCGGATTATTCGGCAGAGCAGGAGCTAGTCGCTCGTCAGATGGAGCAGGCAAAGAAGGGCCGTCCGATTATTGGCGATGCCTTCTTGTCGGCAGCAAGAGAGCTGGCTCAGTTCAATCCGAGAGAAACCTTTGCTGGTAAGTTGGCTCGTGGCATCATGGGCGCAACACAAAGTATTCAGTCTGGCAGAGAGCAGCAGAAGAAAGATATGCAGGCTGCGATGATGGCTAACATTGCGCTGGAGCGGATGAAGCGTGAAGATGAGGCCAAGAAAGTACAGGCTGCTATGGAACTTTCTAGGCAGGATCGTGGCACGTTGATATCCTTCATGCAGACAGCCGAGGCGAACAGCCGTGCATTGGCCAATATGCAGCAAAGAGCCACGACCGAAGCAGAGAAGATGCGGATCGAAAACGAGCGCCGTAGATTGGGTTCCCAAGTTGATATAACTAAAGCGGCTTTGGAGTTCCAAGAGAAACTTGCGTCAAACAAAACCCAACTTGATGTTGCAAGAATTAGAGCAGCGGCCCCTCCCCGCACGATAGACAATTCGTTTAAGCAATCCGCTGAAATGGTTGGCATCCTCCAGAAACAGCAGGAGCAACTAGCAAAGCAAATGGAATCGCTTTCTCCAAACTCTCCACAGTACAAGCAGTTAAGCGAAAAACTGAACTCCGTTCGTGACCAGATTGACCTTAGGATGGATGAGCTTGGCCAGATAAGTGCTGGCTCCGGTATTCGAGTAGTTGATCTGGGGAAAAAATAAATGGCGAATCAGCAAGAGGTTGTCTTTGTTAAGGGCTTCGGCCTGATGCGCGTACCTGCTGGTTTATCTGAGCAAGACCTCAACTCTTACGTTTCTCAGCAACTATCGCTACCTAAAGCGCCACCTCCTCCAGTGGAAGAGAAGCCCAAGCCTACGCCTGGGATTATGTCTCAGGCTGGCGCTTTCTTGGGGAGTGTTCCTGAGGGTATTGCCAGCGGCGTTGGTTCTACTGTATCTGGTATTGGTGCTCTTACCACCATTGATGCGCTGAAGAAGGCTGGCGCTGGGATCTCTCAGTTTGGCCAAGACATATCGGGTGAATTGATGAGTCCAGAACTAAGAGACTCTACTGGCGCACAGGCTGGCCGATTGGTTGGGAACATCGCTACCTACTTAACTCCCGGCATTGCCGCTAAGGTTCTTGGCCTAGGCGGTCGCGCAGCATTGGGTTTGAGTTCAGCGGTATCGGGTGCATCTGGTGCTGGTGAGCAGTTACAGAAGATCGAAGACGCGAGATCGGAAGGGAAAGAAGTTTCACCGTTACAGGAGTATGGAGCAGCCGCTGCCGCTGCTGTTGGTACTGCTGCGCTCGAAGCTGTTCCTTTGGCGCGGTTTCTTGAGGCTGGTGCTGCCGCTCCTTTCCTTCGGAAGATTCCAGGTATCGGCAAGTTGCTTGATTCGGAAATCCCCGCAGCAACGGTAAAGCGCATTGAGACGGAGTTGGCTGGCGATGCGCCGAAGATTGCAGAGGCTCTTGCTCTAGAAGCGGTAAAGCAAAAGGCCACTCGCACTAGTGCTGATATTGCTGGCCGTGCAATCAAGTCTGGATTACTTGAGTCGCCGATAGAAGGCGCTCAGACTGTTCTCCAAAATGCTTTAGCGAGATACGGTTACGATCCAGAGCAGCAGCTTTCTGAAGGATTGAAAGAGTCGTTGATCGCTGGCGGCATTGCGGGTACGGCCATCCAAGGTGGCATTGACATATTCGAGACACAGCGCAACCGCAAGATAATTCGGCAAAGGCAGGCTGAGGCGAAGCGTACTGTAGGGGAAGCGCCATTGATCCCCGAGAGTTTGCCGCAACCAACCTTGGTGTCGCGTGGAGATGAACAGAGATTTGTTGATACAGAAACCCCCAAGGCCAAGGCTGATCGCCTAAATCAAGAAGCCGAAGTTGCTGCTGTTGGAGAGAAAGCAAAAGATATTCTGTCGCAGGGAGAGGCGAGTAACTTACTGCTTCCTCCAGGCGGCGATACGATTGAGTACGATGCTGTAATTGCTGGACAGCCAACCAGGGTTAGGATGCGTGCCGATGAAAACATCGAGGATGCTATCCGTCGTATCGAACAATCAAGAGAAGAGGCGAGGCAGTCTAATGAAGCCGCTCGTCTTGCGATGGTTGAGGCCAAAGGGAGGGAGATATCGACAGGTGGAGAAACGCCTACTCGATTACTGCCAGCGCCTACGCCTGAAAGCGTTGTCGAGTATGAGGACCCAGAGCTTGGCTTTATTTCTTATCGCGCCAATATAACTCCTGCTGAAATCTCTCAACAGCGTGAGCAGTTAAAGCAGGCTCGTATCAACATGGAGCAGTCGAATGAAGCTGCTCGCATTGCATACGAAAAAGCCGAGACAGCAAAAAGAACCAAGGCAGTTGAGGACGTTCGATCTGTAATCAAGCAGGACTCCAAGATCGGGAATAGTATTCTTGCCCAAATGGGTTACTCTTCCGTTGAGGATATCCCAACTGCCGACATCCCTTCTTTCTTGGATCTTGTTACAGATGGAATATATGAGCGCCAAGAACAGGTTGAATCTGCCAGTAAGAACATTGAGGCGAACTTTGGCATTGCTTCTAACTTGGCGCGTACTGAGTTGCGTAAGCCCATTGGCAAGCTGAACGAGTCTCAGAAGATTGAACTGTCTGGACTCATTGATACTCAGCTTGAGATCAATAGGCAGGAATATCAGGGCGCTCAAGAAGAAGCCGATATCAGAACGGCCATGAACCTAGAGCGTAGTTCGCTAGAGCCTATTGATGTTCGGCGCAGGCGTGCATCGCAAGCTCTTTATGGTGAGCGGTTTGAGAAGATAGGGCTACCAAAAGGGAATCAGGTAGCTGATGCGTCTCAAGAGGAGTTAGAGCAGCAGCGAGAGCGTCAAGAGGCCGTGCAGCGTGCTGTTAGGTCGCGCAGTAAGGCTGCTTCCGTAGTAACGCCCGAGGAAGTATTAGAACGTCGTCAGTTTGAAGGACAGCCTTTCACTACTGAACGGTATAGTGACATTCTTTCACAGCTAAAAGAAGCATCAGATACCCCCATTACGACTTCCTCTTTGCGTAAGCAATTCGACATGCCAGCGCCTGAGGCAGTGAGCATGTTATCGCTCATGAAGAAGCGCGGCGATGTCGTTCAGCTTGATCGTCAGATCTTTGTTGAGCCTAAGGCCAAAGGGCCGATGTTTGACATTGAAGAAGCTCAGCCTGCGCCAGAGAGCCAGGAGGTACAGGCCCAAGCGGTTAAACCTGAACCCATCGAACCTGCTCAGTTTGAGTTCAACGAAGCGATAGCAAAGAAGTTTGCGCCAGATCTTGTTGCGGCTTTGAAGAAGCGCAACATGGATGACGTTTTATTGCTAGGAATTGCTGGGTCTGTTCGTGATTCCAGCGGTAATGTCCGGCCTTCTCGTGGACAATACCTTGATCGCTTAATTACCATTTCAGTCGCTCCAGATGGAAATGTCCGATCTACGAAGGACATGATCCAGACTCTTGACCACGAAATCATTCATGCGATGAAAGAGTTGAATATGTTCTCCCAGAATGAGTGGAACCTTCTTACTCAGAAATTCCCCGTGTCTTATCTGGGCGAACGAGAAGAGAGATACCGCAAGCTTTATGCAGACAGGAAGAATGCTCAACAGTTAATGAAGGAGGAAGCGGTGGCTAAGGCTGCTGCTGATTTAACCCAGGTTGATCCTCAGCGTTTGGATCCTGTATCGCGCTCTCTTCTCGGCAAGGTGAAGGCTGTTCTTGGATTCGGTCGCACTGCTGCCGAGATGGGTTACTCTTCTGCTGAAGATGTGCTGGCTGCAATCAAGTCTGGCGAAATTGGTAGCCGTGCTTATACTCCGGCGTTTGAAGTAACGCCACAAGGGAAGCAGGTTTCTGGGCAGAGGCCGATTTCTATTGGAGCGCCAAAAGAGATTAAGCCGTTTGTCGCCACTCCTGCCACTCCAGCTACTGCTTCTGCTCCTGGAGATAAAGCAGCGCCCAATGAAAAGCAGCAGAAGAAGAAGAGAAAGAAGAAGACTCGCGTTGCTGGCCAGCCCGATGTGATGACTGGGCTTGGCGATGGAGCTAGTGAGATCGAGGATGTCTCAGTAACTCCTGGTGGATTATCTCGTATGTTCACTCCTCCGGCCAAGGAGGGATTGATTGATCGTGTTTACAACTTCTTCTCAGTTGATCGTCGGTCTTCTTTCCGTCAGAAGTTCTTGGATCGTTATGACCCTGTTCGTGTTTGGGCATTGAAAGCATACGAGCAAACACAGGATCCAAAGTTCATCGCCGCTGCTTCTGGCGCTTATCAGGCGTTGCTGTTCTCTGATAAGGCTCAAGACATAGCGATGAGCGGCCTATTGAATGGTGGGTTTGAGGTTACGGAAAGCGGGAGGGTTATCGCTAAAGACGATCCGCAGAACTCTGTGATTGAGATGTTTCAGGATCTTGCTAATAAGCCTGCATCTCAGCCGGGATTCGCTAACAAACTCGAAGAGTTTGCCGAAGTAGCTGGTGCTCGTCGGTTCATGGATCTAATGAAGACGGGTAGGGATCCTGGTGGGGTAATCAGCAAAGAGCAGATTCAGAAGACCTTGGATACTTTTTCTGGGGATGACGACATCAATAGTGCCTTAGAAAGGTACCAGTCTTTCAATAACCAACTGGTTGATGTTTTGGTCAATAGCGGATTCATTGACAAGAACATGGGCGAGCTGTGGAAGAAGGCTTACTACATCCCCTTCTATCGCTTGCCTACTGTAAAGACAGCGGAAGGCGCAGACATAGAGACGGGAGAAGTTGATGCGCCAATGGTAGGCGCGAAAGCTACTAACCTTGCTGCCGCTAAAGCATTAACTGGGCGCAATCTCCGCGTGAATGACTTCATGGAGAACATCATTCACAACACCTACTACATGGTCGGCACGGCCATGAAAAATGTTGCCGCTCAGCGGGTTGTTCGCGACGGCCTAGAGACTGGATACATGAAGCAAATCCAGGAACCAAAGGACGCTGAATACGGAACAAACGTAATCAACATAAAGAACAATGGGGTTAAGGAATACTATCAAGTGAACGACCCGATGGTATACGATGCAGTCGCCAAGTCCGGTGTTCCTCTGCAAGATGCCCTGAAGGTAATGGGGGTATTTACCCAGATCTTGCGCCGTGGCGTAACAGCATCGCCTTCGTTCATCATTCGCAACTCTGTTCGCGACGTGTTGCAGGTTTGGATGCAGGGTGGTATTGGATCCGATCTCACCCCCCCAATTGGTGAATGGATGAAGGGCATTGCTTCGGTAGCGCAGAACTCCCCAGAGTATCGGGCGCTCAAGCAAGCTGGCGTTGCGGCTTCTGGCATCCGACAGCAGTCTGTTGCAGATACTGCTAAATCAATCCGCAAGAAGATTGGCGCTGGACAGGATGAGGCTATGTCCAAGCTATTCGGCGTATTCTCTAAATCGTTTGGCGCTTTAGAGAGAGTGTCGGAATTATCTGAAGGCGTTTCGAGAACTCAGGTGTACAAGAAGGTTCTTGAGGAGACTGGAGATGTTGATGAAGCGGTATTTGCTGCCATGGAAACCATCAACTTCAGTCGCCGTGGCAACTCTCGTGGCGCTCAAATCGCCATGGCGCTTCTACCGTTTTTCAATGCACGATTACAGGGCCTGGATGTTTTCACTCGCACCGTGTTTGGCGATAAGCTGGCAGAAGCCAGCATGGGTGCTGGGTCTCGTAAGGTTGCTGTTCGTAGGATGGCCTATGTAGCTATCTTGTCAGTGCTATATGCCGCTGCAATGGCCACCAACAAGGCGTGGCTAAACTCCACAAACGACGAGCGGGACGCCAACATATTCATTCCAATTGATTGGATTCCCGGCATAAAGGAAGGCACTGTTGTAAAGTTCCCGATCCCGCAAGAAATGGGGATCATTACCAAGATGCTGCCTGAGAGATTGATGTCTTGGTATCTTGGCCAATCCGATGGCCCAGAGATGGTTGAGGCATTACAGCGTGCGCTCTGGGGTACTCTATCGTTCGATCCTTATCCACAGGCATTCCGTCCGTTCCTTGAGAATGCGGCCAACTTCGATTACTACACGCGCAAGCCAATCGAAAACGCCTACCTGCAACGTCTTATCCCTGAGCAACGCTATACCGAATACACCTCAGAATTTTACAAGAAGATCGGCGAAGAGATCGGCTACTCTCCCGTAAAGCTGGATCATTTGGTGCGAGGATACACTGGAACCGTTGGCGCTATGACTGCTGACCTAGCAGGTATGTTGTTTTCTGGTGGCAAGGATGTAGCATCTCCAGAGCGCCTGCGTTTTTCAGAGCCTTACCTTCTCCCTGTTATTGGTCCATTGTTCAAATCTGCTAACGGCAAGAGAGCGGTTGAAGATTTGTACGAACTGGACGAGGCGGCGAACATGGCAGCTACTACTTTTCGCGCTGTGTCGAAAGGACAACGTGAGTTGTCGGAAGATAAGAAAGAAGAGTTACGCGCCATGGCATCTCTTGACAAAGCAATTCAGCCCACACTCAAACGAGTGCAGGCCCTGAATCGCTTGAAGCGTACTGTACTGGCGAGTCCTGACCTAACAGCCGATCAGAAACGAGATGAGCTGAACGACATCCAGGAGAGAATCAATGAACTGGCTGCTCCTCTTCGGGAGCTGAAGTCACAGATCCCATCCCGGTATCGCTAGCATTCACTGGCTCAATTAAGATAACCACTTTCTCTCTATCGCTCTTTATACATTCCACTGATAGGGCTTTTACCGTTGTGCCGCTGGTGCATTCAATCACTCCGGCGCGGTATATAATACGCAAGCACACGTCAATAAACGAAGAGTATTCGCGCATGGCGTGGACCTTATAGCGCACGATTTTTATCTTCACCTTGGGCATGGGCAGGAACTTTAGCTTTAACGCAATTGTTTCTGCAATGCGGTACATTGCCTTGGTTGCTTGTCGAATCATTACGGGATTGCCTGCTTCGTCTTTCCCGAATAGAGTTTCGGGCATATCCTTATCGTTAATCACGATACGGATACAGTGATCTCGGCGAGGCAGGCTCTCTTCTTCCTGCGCTTCTTCCTCTGTGTCCACATCTTCTGGGATTTCAGGCTTGCCCATCTGCCAGCCTACCGGGTACTTCTCTTTCGTTCTTCTCATGCTCTCTCCTTGGAAAGCCTAGGGCTGGTAATCAACCCTAGGCCGCTGTTGGTTACGCCCCAGTCGATCCGAAGCCGCAATCTCCACGGGTGCTATCGGACAAGTCGTCTGCCTGCTCAAACTCTACCGACTCATACTTGGCTACTACCATCTGGGCGATGCGCGTACCCTCCCCGATCACGAAGGGTTGGTCGCCAACCTGACGGTAGCCGTTCCAGTTTAGGATCACGCCGATCTCCCCACGGTAGGATGGATCAATCGTTCCTGGGCTATTCAGCACATTGATGCCGTGCTTGAGCGCCATGCCAGAGCGAGTCCTCACTTGAGCTTCGTATCCAGGAGGGAGTTCAATAGACAGCCCAGTCTTAACCAGCAATGGCTGGTTTGGATACAGCCATACCTGCTCATCGGCATATAGGTCCATGCCTGCGTCTTCTGCTGGCCCGTGAGCGTACACGGGAATCTTCACACTAGCGCTAAGCGTTTTCAGTTTTACCTTCATTGGTTCCTTTTCTCATTGAGTTCATTACGTTGAACAGTTCAAACTGGCGTCCCATTTGAAACGCCGCAACGAATAGACTTGCTACTTTCTCCATTGGAGACATGTATGGATCCGTCATTACGAAATTAATCGCATCGAAGAGTGGCTTGGATCCTGTCACTAAACCTGCTATCAGTTGCGCTTGCTCTTCTGGGTATTGGTCCTTTATTCCTGCGATGTCTAAGTTGTTCAGGAATATGATTAAGTTCTCTTCTGTTGTGTCCTTTAGTTTCATTTCATCCCCCGCACCGCCGCCTCGCGCTCCCGCTGGGCGAGCCAGTCGAGGGCGGTAGTCGGGTATCTAAGAAAATCCAGATCCTCGACCCAATCGAACAGTGCCTGCTCCTTGTCGGTGAAACTGCCTGCCAGATCCCATGTTTCGCCTACCACTTCCTGCGCCAGTACCCTTCCTTGCGTCAGCGCCTCCACCGCCCTAGCCGCCCCGGCCTGCGCCGCGTCCCGCTCGGCCTCCAGTTCGGCGATGCGCCGCTCCAGCCTCCGCTCAGTGTCGGCCACGATCTCAGCACCCCTCTGGGCCTCGGCGATCAGCATGGCATCAGCGGCCATCTCTTGCTGGGCCCCCCGCAGTTCGTCGCGGAGGGTGTGAACGTTGCTGCCAGCGGTGGCAAGGTCCGCCTGCAGCTCCCCGACACGCTTCCGCAGCGCCGCCATGTCGCGCTCCTGAGCCTCATACATGGTTTTCCAGTCGGGGCTGGTCAGCAGCGATCTCTTGTCCAGCTCCCGCATCACCTGCGCGGCCTCGCGGAGGATGTCAGCAAAATTATCAGGCGGTGTTAGGCTAGACCCGAAGCGGTCAATGGTGCGCGATTCTTTTTCTAACAGCTTGGCTTTCTCTTCGTTCGTCATTTCCCCTCCAGCCGCGCCAGGGCGGCGTTGATGCGCGTCAACGACCACTTGTAGGTCACCTTCCGCTTTTCGTCTGCCATGCCCGCGCCTTCGTACTCTTTCTTGAGTTCCACCAGCGCCGCCTTCGCCACCTCCACTGCCTCCAGGGCCTCAGCCCCGGCCAACATCGCGGCTTTCGCGAAGCGGCTGTATGCAGCGGCGTCCTCGTCGCCAACGGCAGCAAACATCAGTTCGCCGCTGTTTTCAATTTCCGCCATACCCCGCAGCCGCGCGGCGTGTTTGTTATTCATGTCTTCCTCCAATCATGCCAACCATCTCCCGCAACTCTCGACGGATACGCTCCAGGTTTGCGCTTAGTTCATCAACTGATTTCTTTAGCGATATAGTTTCACGATCATATTGCTCTGTCAGTGCTTGGTACCGCGCTCTCCAATAGTCTTTGTCTTCCATATCTTCTCCTCTAGTGGGCTGGCTGCTCTCACAACCAGCCCTTGCTGGTTTAGTTAATGGCTTGCACCACGGGAGGTGGCGCGGGTTGTTCTTCTGTGCCCTGCCTGCCGTGCCGTAACCCGGCATCGTAGGCTCTTCCTAGTTCTCGCTCTGCGTCTTCTGGTCCGAAGTTGCCTTCGTAGATCAGGTCAGACAGTGCGTTCATTCCACGCGCAATCACTCGTTGTTTGGGCGTTAGTTTCATTTTTCTCCTTTGTCTCAAGCCATAGCTTGATAAGTTCTTGGTCTACTTTTTCCCGGATGATCGAGGCATCGTGATTCGCTTTCGCTCTTGCGGCTACTCGCCCCCAGAAGTACGCTCTCCCGTGCTGCCTCACATAAAGCCACAGGATGATGGCGCATCCCGCGACAATCAATAACAATCCCCCTAGTATTCCTTCCATGCTTATTCCCATGGTTGCTTATCGCCACTAGCCTTAGGCGCTGCCTGCTGGGGAGCGTAAGGGGTGCTGGCCTTGATGGAAAGAAACGTCTTGCCGTTCTTGGCAACTCTGTTCCATCCAGCCAGGGAGATCTTGGCAGGATTGCCTGCCTTGATTTCAGCCGCCAGTTTCTTAATCAGATCGGCGCTGATTTCGATATCGCCCTTCCAGTCGGGGGCCTTTTCGTTTTGCTTGCGGTCGTTGGCGAACAACGCGCCAGTGTCTAAGTATTTGTTTTCCATAGAGTTCTCCTTTAGGGAAGCTGTTTAGCAGCCTTGGTAAATAGGGCAGTGATCTCAGCCTCACGGCTTGGATTCTGCAATTTGGCACTGTTTATCTCGGCTTGGTAGCGAGTCCACACTTGCCGCGCCTCTGTCTTGCTGGCGCAATGCTCCAACTCGTCGGCTATCTGTGCGATGAGTTGTTCAATATCAATAGCCTGAGCAGCTTGGGTAGGCGCAGCAGGCTTTGGGGTGGTTGGCTTGGGCTTAGGTGGTGCCGCGACAAACTCAGCTTGGTTCTCGTCTCGCTCTGGGTCGTCGCCAGTCTCAAGCTGAAACGTCTTGAGCAGAAAGTACTTGTTGGCCCCGGTCAGCGCCTTGTACAATCCTTTGTCGCCAATGCCGTTCTTGTTTTTGTCGTTACCGCAGCCGAAGAAGTGGCAGGTCATGCTCTCGCCAGACTCGTGCATTATCGTATACGCAACTCGTACGGTGGTGTTTCCGTACTCGTCTGGTCCTTTACAGTCCAGAACATCGGATACGATAACCAATCCATTCTCAATCAGATGCGGACGGAGTGCATTGATTGCATCGCCTTCGGTGGCGTACTTGTAGCCGTGGAACTCATTCTTCCCAGCCTTCTGAACAAACCCCACGCCTGCCATCACCTTGCCGATAGCAGCGATGAGATGGGTGTTAGACATACGGTGTTACATCTCCTCTGTTGGTTTTTTCTTTGATTTCTTTGGCGCGTTGCTCGCACTTCGATGCAACGCCACAGTAGTTGCCTTCGCACTTTCGTGCTATGCCAGATCGAACTTCGATCCAGCCGTTCTCTATTTGTACTAGTTTTTGTTCGGCTTCCTCCTGGGTATCGAATACCTTGACGGCTCGGGTTCCGCCCTCTTTCATCACTGCAAACTTGTCGGGCATACGCCACTGTTCCTGTTCGGTGCAGTCTGGCAGCGGCTCGCCAAAAGCATGGGCTTCTTCAGCCTGCTGGTGGAGCTTCACCCGCTGCTGTACATACTCTTCCTGCTGCTCAAAGGGCCACAGGCGAATGTCCATTATCCGCACTGGCCCGCTTTGATCTTTAACGAACACGTTTCTTTTGTGATCTCGTACAATAGCGATCACCTTTGCCTCTGATATTATCCTGCCAGTCGTTTGGCGAATCAAGTATGCGTACAGATTTAATTGCGCCTCCCATTCTGACGCAACGCCTCGCTCGATCTTGGATTCGGTGGTTACCTTCCAGTCGTAGATGCGCCACGTTTCGTTGTCGAGTGGAGCTTGGATGTCCACTTGACCCGATACTACCCAGCCGTTGATGGTGTGGTAATATCGTTCCTCGACTATGTAGTCGGAGAACCCTTCGAGCGCCTCCTCGGCGTACTGGTGCCACGCGGTTCCAAGAGATGACCATAGCCTGTCGATCACGTCCTCCTGCATTCCATGCTTGCGAAGGATGCGGATCTTCGGTCCTTGCAGGAGTTCAGTGACGGAGCAGTGTGACTCTCCCTTGGAATATCTATCTACTGTCAGAACTGCCGCTACAGGATCCGGCAGGTTGTGCCTGTTCCCGTAACGCTTGTTCGATTGCATTCGTTACGAACCTCCTCAGTGTGGTTTTTCCATCAACCACTTGGTGCTTTAGTAGTCGATGGAGGTCTTCGGTTATGTGTATTGTGAGCCGTGCCATCAGTACAAGCATACACATTTTTACATTTGCACACAATCTTTTTTGCAGGTAGGATTATAGAGTGCCTACGTTTGATATTCTGGGTGCGAGGTTTGAATCGTCGGGGCGTGGCTGGTGGCGTACGCTATGCCCCGATTGCAGCGCCAATCGTCGTGGCGCGAATGCCAAGATACCCGTGTTGTCGTGGTCGCGTGGCGAACTAGGGTCCGTGTACCACTGCCATCATTGTGGAGCGTCTGGCGTGGTGCAGACTCCGCAATACGATTACGAGATTGCATATGAGGAGCAAAGCGAAGTGGTTGATTTGAGCGATTTGGATTTCCTGTTTGAGAATGATGCGCCTATACCTGCGCCACAAGTGGAACCGATACCAGAGCAGAAGGTAGTGGCAACTGGGCAGAAGCTAATACAGCAGCACGTTGCATACTTGCAGCGGCGTGGCATATCGGAAGACACTGCCAGCCTGGGCAGGCTCAGCAGTACCCGCAAGTTCTTGCGTTCTGGTGGAGGGGATCAGGACGTAATCGCCTTCCCGTATTACGATCTGGATGGCAACCTCGCCAGCAACAAGTATCGGTCGGCGGCGGCAAAGGCATTTGCCCAAGACACTGGCGCGGGTGGCTTGCTGTATGGCCTGCATCAGAAGTTCGATATCACTCGTCCTCTAGTGATATGCGAAGGAGAGATGGACTCTTTATCGGTAGCGCAGGCAGGCATACCCAATTGGGTATCGGTGCCAGCGGGTGCGCCAGTAAAGAGTGAGAAGGGCAACAGCCAGAGGTTCTCGTGGATTGCCGATCTCGAAGAGTTCTTGGGAAAGTTCAGCATGTATGTGCTGTGCGTGGACAACGACACACCAGGGAAAAACCTATGCGAAGAGTTGGCGCGTAGGCTTGGCCGCAGTCGGTGCATGTCGGTAACGTACCCATCAGGAAGTAAAGACGCCAACGATGTACTGGTTAACCATGGACCAGACGTATTGCGCCAAGTGATATTGGATGCTCGGCCCATGCCTCTTACGGCGCTGCATACGGCAAACCATTACGCCGATCAGGTGATGGAGCTATTCGTTAAGGGCGATGGCCGGGGAGAGAGTACCGGGTTTGCTGGAGTCGATCAACTGTACACCGTGGCGCGGGGGCAGATGACCGTGGTAACGGGTATTCCATCCTCGGGCAAGTCCAACTTCCTCGATCAGATCATGGTGAATCTGGCGCATCGGGAAGGGTGGAAGTTTGCCATTGCATCCATGGAGAATGAGCCAGCCAAACACATATCCAAACTGTCAGAGATGCACCTGAAGAAACCGTTCTTCAGTCAATGGCCGGGGAGTATGACGAGAGCAGAAGCCGAAGGCGCTATCGCTTGGTGTCAGAAGCACTTCACCTTCATCGACTTCGCCAGCAGTCGCGATCTACCCACAGTCGATGCACTACTCGACCGCGCCCATGCCGCAGTGTTGCGTTATGGAATAGATGGATTAGTGATTGATCCGTACAACTGCTTAGACCTTGGGCGCAATCAAACTCAGAGTGAGACAGAATCAGTTTCGCTTATGCTAAGCAAGGTATCGGCGTTCGCCAAAGCATCGAACATTCATGTATGGTTCGTGGCGCATCCGGCAAAGATGCAGAACCAAGGCACAACGCCTATGGTTCCAGGTGGGTATGAGATTAGCGGATCCGCGCACTGGTACAACAAGACCGATTGCGGGTTGACAGTTCATCGCAAAGACCAGGACGGCTACGTTGAACTGCACGTTTGGAAGTGTAGGTTTAAGTGGATAGGCAAGCAGGGGATGACGCGATTGAAGTACGACATCCCCACTGGCACATACTACGAGTTAGTGTAGGCCCAAAGTGTGGGCGAAAGTGTGGGCGAATGTGGGCGATGGTTTTACTTTAGGTCGATCACAGTACCGAATGGTGGGGTGATCTTGTAATCGCCCACGCGCATCCACAACATCGGCACACCAGGATCCGTGCCAAACTCATCGCACTCCATGTCGGTTAAGTACACAAACGCTTTAGGTTTAAGCTCTTGCTTCCGTGCGTAGTCGAACACTGGAGCAAAGCGAGTGCCGCCGCGCTTCGCAGTAAATCCGCTGAGGTCCATCGGACGACCCGGCTTGAACTGTTCATGCCTGTATACCTTGGTGTCGCAGTACAGGACGTGCGTAATCTCTGGCCGAACCTTGGCCAGGAAGTGATTGATGAGGCCCAGGAACTTATCGAGGTCTTCGCTGGCTACGCTAGCAGACGTATCGACTCCCACCACAAGCGTACCTACCCCAGTCTTGAGTACGCTTGGCAGGTACATACCCTGCCCCATGAATCGGCGCGAAGGCCGCGCCCAGGTGTAGTCAGTGGGGAAGACGGGTGCCATGAACTTCTGGAATAGATACTGGTAGTTCTCTTCCGGCTCACGAGCCTGCACTACCATCTTTTGTATCGGCCCAGGCATATGGCCCATGGCCTTGGCCTTCTGCTCGGCCTGCGCCACGCTTACCTTGGCATTCTCCGTAGCAGCAGCTTGCTGCTCCGCATTGCCAGGGGTAGGCATCACATCGCCGTTGGTGTAGTCGTTGCCGCCACCGCCGTTATTGCCTTGCTCTTTTTTCTGTTCAGGCAATAGCTTGTAGATTTGTTGCCATGACATATTGCGGTATCGTTCATCGAGCAAAGCACAGGAAGGCAACTTGTACCCACTGTCTGTGATAAGCAGGTTGATCGCGTAATCCATGGCGATGTTGGCGCGACGTGGCTCATAGCCTTTCATGCTCATCGGGTGCAGTAATGCGACGTGCATTATCTCGTGGATCACTACAGCCTTTACTTCTTCCTGGGATATCGACTCAACAAACTTAGGGTTGTAATAGAAAGCAGTGCCGTCCGTTGCCATGGTTGGGCAGGACTCGTCTGCGATCCAGGGAAAGCGAAGGGCGAGGGTTCCGAAGAACACCTCGCTCCCCATCGCCAGCTTGACATTGTTGCGTATGATCTTGTCGGCTGGTGTCATGTCGTCCTCTATGCGAACATGCCGCTCATCTGAGCGAGAATGTCTTCGGTCTGCTTGGCGATAGCCTTGGCGTCGATGGCTACCTCGGCACGAGCTGCATCGTTCTCGCGCAACACTTGGGCGCTGTACTGGCACAACTTGTTGTCGATGTCACGAGCCAGCGCATCGAGTCGGGCATCGCCGCCCACGTTGAGGCGTGGCAACAGCGCCGCCAAGTCTCTGGCGTTCTCAACCAGGGAGTCACGGAAAGCACCGTCTCGGGTGCCAGTGTAGTTGGCCAGTTTGTCGGCCATGTGCGTTGCCTGCTTATGTACGCGGTCGAATAGGTCGCGGCAGGCTTCGGTATAGTTGTTGGCCAGTCGTTTCTCCAGGTCGAGTTCCATCTGCTTTACTACTTCCTGCGACAGCGATACTCGGAAGTCGCCAGCTTCAGGCAAGGGCATGAACGAGATCTCCCAAGAGAACTTGCTGCGAATCTCGCCCAGTAGGGGGAAGTCTGCGGCGTTGAACAATCCGTTCAGCCGATACCGTGCTTCGTCGATGAGGTCCGGGTAGTCCTGCACGAATTTGTCCAGCGCCTCTTCGTGCTTGCTGCGGAAGTCCGACATCTTCTGCTGGTAGTTCTGGTAGTTCTTGACTGGCAGGATGCGAACACCCTCGGCATCCTGCCATGGCAGCGTCTGCTCGTAGTGATACGCACGAGCATTCGAGATGTTGCTCGAAAGATCTTTCATGTACTTCTTGCTGGCCAACTGCTTGTTGAATCGGCCAACCTCCCCGGCGTGTTTATTCGCGCCATGGTTGGCTTCCACCTCTTCGGTCGCCTTCTTGTCAAACTTATATCCAGTCCACTGAGAAACGGTGAACCGCACGAGAACTGCCTGATTCGATAACATGATAAGTAATCTCCTTGTTGTTGGTTGGTTGTTGGTTAGTGGTTAGTTGGTTTAATACCAGTCTTTGTGTATGACATTGATGAGTTTATTGAGCGTTCGGTTTGGTTCTGTATCGCCTGCTCCAAACTCTCTGTTCTCTTTCTGCATCATGAGATTCCTCATCTCGATGCAGATATCGTCTGGCGACATATCTTGTTCAACGCACTTTTCAAACTTTCTATTGAGCTTTCGAGCAACTGCCTCAGCCCCGCGCAAGTCAGAGAACAAGTGCCAGTCGAATGCGCTCATGCTGACTTTCACTTTCTTGATTTTGATCTTGATTTCAGGAAGCCAATTCATATTGATATCTCCTATTTGGTTGGGAGTCTCACAATGAGACTCTAGAATAAGATGTCCTTGTACTTGACATCGTTGAGCATTCCCATCACAGACGGTACGGTGATGGCCTGCGGGTTGCGCTTGGTAACATCTCGAAGGAATAGGCACCCGTATTCGGGAACCATGCGGTTGATGTACTCGCACAGTGCGTTGGAGTTGTTAGGTTGCCAGTTCGCCGCTAAGTAAGTAGCGGTGGCGTAGCATTCGCTCAATGACTTGGGCAGGATTGCGGTCAAGGGTGATGCCTCGATAGCTGACAGCGTAGGCAGACTGCGCCATGTGCGGAGGAATCCAAGGAACTCTGTACCTGTGCCTTGTCCAATGCACCCGTTGATTAACTCGGCGGCGATGTCGGCATCAGGTTCCTGGTCTACGATACGAGAAAGCATCTCAACGGATCGGGGAGTGCAGAAAGCAAACTCGCTCTTGTTGGGTTGCGCCACGAGTAGGTCTTTGCGGAACGAGAAGAACCCGCGCACTTCCGGTCGGATGTACGGGGTGATTGCCTTGGGCGCGACGAGTTCCACTTTGAGACTGTCGCCGTTGATAGCCCAGTCGTTCCAGCTATCGAAGCTGGAATCCAACTGGAGGTGGAGGAACCGATTCAGTAGCGGCGTGGGCGGCTGGTTGTAGTTGCCGCCGTCTTGTGCGCGGTTGCCCGTAGCGCACACATACGCGCCACCGGGTAGCGCATAATCGCCTAGCCTGCGCTCCAGTACCAACTGATACAGCGCACACTGTACCGACATCGGCGCATCGGGCAACTCCTCAATAGCCATTAGCGTATTGTCGTGAGTCGGCAACCAGGATGGAATAGCGCGACGACATACGCCGCCTTCGATATATGGTATGCCCATGTCTACCGGATCCATCGTCGTGGGGCGCACGTCGATATGGTCACGGTTCAGCGCCTTGGTTACTGATCGAATGATGGAAGACTTACCCACTCCAGCTTGCCCCCATACCCACACGGGAACCCTTGCGTGGATGGCTACCTGCAATGCCTTCATGAACTGTTGCGAATACATATCTATCTCCTCAGATGTACTGTGATGAAAATAACTACTGCCAAGAGGGCCGCTAGTGCGGCCCCCAATACGTCGATCATTGTGTCGTTGAGTTGTTGCAGTTCTCGAACAATACGCTTCACAATGCCTGTCCGTTGTTGTAACGCTCCCTTTCCTGGAGCGTTAGCTGGTCGATCTTGTGCTGGTCGCCGTTGAGGCGAGCCATCTCAAGTTCGTAGTGCAGTTCGTCGCCAGTGAACGATGCCACTGAGAATATGTCCAGGAGTTTGTCGATCAGTGGGCCTTTGGCATCCAGCTCTGCCAGTTTCTTTCGCTGGGTTTCTGCCCAGTGCTGGAAGTCGTGCTTGGCTACGTCGAGGTGGATACCATCCACGGTAAGCGCTTCGATTGTCACGGGCTGGTTGTATAGCAAGACAAGATGGTCTCGCCTAGCCTTTGCCATAAGCATGGCGTACTCTTTTCCCGCGCCTTGCTGCTCGTCCCACTCGAACTTCATGAGTATAGATATCTTCATACGATCTCCTCTGTTGGTTGCGTTCTGATACTACCTTGGCACCAAGTGCAATGTAGTACTGGATAAACTCAGACGGGTTTTCTAGAAAATAGACAGAATCAGTTGGTCGCATTACTCATCTTGATGGTGAGGTCGTCGATCAGAAGACTCATCGCCTCTTCCCTGGTCTTGCAGCATGGCGTAGCCACACTGTGTACCGCAGCGCCACCGTCAGGCAGTGGCACCACCACGTCAGCCGTGCCGTAGTAGGCGATGCGTTGCTTGAGCGACTGGCGCAACTGCTTACCGCATCGCGCCGTCTTGATGTAAATATCTTTCGCGTAGATCATGTTTTCCTCTTGGTTGGTTTGAGTCTCACTGTGAGACTGTTGAGTACCCAATACCCATAGACACACCTTCGCCCGTTACGGCTTGGGTTGTATGTGTCCCTGAGTACACCGTCAATCATGCAGGTCACATGCCTGCTTACTTTGATGACGAGTGTACCCTTAGGCAGATTGTCTGCCCTCAGATACACCCGGCACCCATGCCCTACTTGTATGGTTGGTACCCATGCAAAGCCTAGGCTGTGCATGTAATCGCGGAACCACTTGCGCTTGGTATATATACCATCGTCGGCAGTGGGCGCTCTTGGTTTGCTACGGTGCGTCTTGCGCTGAGTGTAGTTGCCTTGCGCTAGCGCAGCGTGTACTTCTGCGTAGGGTAAGCCTGTAGCTATGGCTACAGCACGACAAACGCAGTCCTTTGCTTTGCCCTTGAATCCAGCGGCCTTACGGCCACCGTCGTCGTATATCCACACACTATCCCTCGATAAAGATGGCTCTGTTCATCGCCTCCTCATGAAGGCGCAAAAGGATTTGTTCCAGTTCTCGGAGAACATCACGCAAGCGTTCCATCCTGTGGATGTGTTCTTGCCTTGCCTCATACGAGGCTGAGTCGCCTTGGGGATAGTAATCCCTGGCATTGGGCGATGCTTTTTCGGTTTCTAACACAGCGTGATAGACACTCTGGTGCGCTTCTTCGTATTGCTTGATGAGATCCACCAAGCTTGTTCCGTTGAGGTGAATGGTTGGGTATGTCATGTTATGCCTCGAATAAGTTAACGAACTGATGATAGAGTCGCTGTAACCCTTCAGACAGCGTTTCGATTTTGGATAGGTCGTCGCTGCATAGGTGGATCCACCGGAAAGCGTCTTGCTCTGAGATCAAGTGATAGTGATCCGGCGATCCCTGCCAGTCGGACCACTTGTTTAGTACCCATTTTCCCTTGGCGGTACGATACACCGCCTCGTGTTCCCACTGCGCGTTAGTGGCCACACTAATCATGTTGCGCCCATCAAAGCGCCGCTCCTCGCTAAAGCGGATGGCCTTGCTGTCGTCGAACCAAGCGATCTTCTCGCCTTGCTCATCGGTAATGATTCTCTTCATGGTTTATCCTTTGTTCCTAGTTGGAACCCCCTTCTAATCGGGGAAGGGGGCCGAAGCCCCCTGGTTGGAGTCTCATTTTGAGACTCATGCCTCCACGCTCATTCGCTGCTTAATCATCTGCTCGGCCACCTCTCGCGTGGCATACGGGCCTGTGGTGTTCCTAAATAATTCCCGGCGCGGGTGAAGGCGGATCATCATGTGAACGTGCCAGCCGTCAGCATCCTCCTCTGCCCACATGGTGATTTCTGCGGCCCCTGCGGTGTAGAAGCGGGTGGCCCCGTCTATGGTGTAGTAGCTGGTCATGTAGTTCTCCTCATAAAAACCAGCGGGGTAGCCCCGCCTCCAAATACAACCGTCTCCCCCGCCTCAATGCGGGGTACGGCGGCAATCAGTTCGCCGTCGTCCGGGTTCGCGGCGAGCAGTTCATTCAGGTCGATTAACTCCTCCGCGCCGTCGCAGTATTCGGTGTCAGCGATTCGGACTAGCATGGTTACCTCTGCGCCAGTCGATGGTATTCGTGTGGTTCAAGCACACCATGGTCAGTAAAGGCAAGTTCCGACTTGCCTATGTAGTTGTTTTTTAGTCCTCTGCTGACCATACCAGCTCTCTTGAGCTGCTCGTCCCGATACGCTGGACGGCACTCTTCTGCCCACCGATCTAAAAATCTGCCGTCTTTCATCACGTCTACGTTCACACGGAATATGCCGTGTTCAACTGTTGCGTACTGCTCAATTGTCTTCATAGTTTCCTCTCTGTTGAATCTGAATCGTCTATTTTCTAGACGCCTACTTGTTTCCAGCAGAACCGCACCAACTTATCCAGTGGTACGGAATCCACCTTGGACTGATTGGCGTCGCTCAATGCGCCAACCACCAGCAGTATCGCTTGCGCGGTCATTCCATCGAGCAGTACCCAGCCCCGCTTGTTGCCGCAATCCAGCGGCTTCATATCATATCCGCGCCCGTCTTTCTTGGTGCGAATCAACACTGCTTGTCTGTTATCGGCAACTTGTTTTGCCGCTTGCATAATGGTCATATATCCCTCTCTGTTTGTTGTAGGAGAGTCTCACTGTGAGACTCCGTTACTCCTCAACCAAGGGAATGAATATGCCAGCTAATACAGCTAGCACTGCCCACGCCCAAACGTCAGCGAGCATGGCAGCTATTGCTACCATGCCCACCATTGCGAATGCTGCGACGTGTTTATTCACACGTCACCATGTCGAGATTGAATCTCTCATCCCGCCCAGAGTAATACCTCCCGGCGTAATACGCGGAGTCCCATGGCTCCTGAGGGGTTGCGATAATCGCAGCAATCGGCACACCCGTACGCTTAGCGACGCGCCGGGCTATGCTAGGCGCACCCGTGAAGAAACACGGGCCACCGTTACGCTCCATAGCAGCGCCGGATGCCATGTAACAGGCGCGACGATACCGCGAACGCGCCATGCGAACTAATTCTTTCATGCGTTACTCTCCTGTAGCCCTAGTTGGGCAATCCCCTTCTCGTAGGGGTGGAGAGTCTCATTGTGAGACTCTCCGTTGTGACTCATGGTTAGAGTCCCTGCAGAACGTCGATTACGAACCTGTCCGCCTGGTAGGACGGCGCAAGCTGGCGCATCCGCGCCACGAGAGCCGTATATTTGGCCTTCCACTCGTCGCCTTTATCGGGCGACTCGCCCTCACTGGAACCTTCAGGTTCCTTTTCGCCCTTGGGGGCTTTCCCCAGTAGGGTATCAACCTCAGATTTAAGCGCCGCTACAGTGGGGATGTCCCCACTGATTCTGGCGTTGATGAGTCGAGGGATATCGCCCGAATCCCAGAATTTAGTGGCCAACTCGTGAGATTGGCCTAACCGCGCCAGTTCATACATACTTGCCTCACCTACTGAAGCAAGCTCTTTGTCCGAAATTTCAACGTACTGGAGCATAAGCCCCAATTGGCGCATCCTGAAAAAGGTGGCGCGGGATATCTCTATCCCGTTACCATCTAACCACTTTTGAATCGTGGTGAACTCCGGCTTAAAGAGTTCCTGTTCGCTAACGACGAATAGCGCGCGCGCCATCACGCCAAACAATTCCGCGCGGCGTGTGGCCGCGTTACGAATAACCGTCAAATAATTCATCTTTTCTCCTATTGATAGTCTCATTGTGAGACTATGAGCAGTTTACTCATGCAGGCACACTCATAATGTGCCTACTCAATAAACTACTTATTTGATCTAGTGATGTCTCTTATCGCACGACAAACTAGATTGTGCTAGGGGCTTTCACCCCGCCAGACTAGGCTACCGCTTCCTCTCGCCTATCCACCCTCATCCACCCCCCCTTGCTATCGGGGGGGTGCTTGGGTCTATATTCAGTTTTCAAAGATCGGAACTGCTGTGCTAGGTGGTGGTTCGCCTGTGTTCTTTATGTCTCTGGTATGCTTAGCATCCCCAGGTTCCATTCAGAACCACTGCCTTACATTCACCATTGAACCATACTGGACAATATCCTGTCAAATTTTTTTTTAGATATTCTTTAGTCTCTCCATGAGACTCTCGCCTATAGGAAACGCGCGCGCGCGCGTATATATGATGTGTGAGCTGTGGAAAACCTGTGGAAAACTGTGGAACGTGCAAATGTTCCACGATGTCTCCTATCTGTGGGAAAATGCTGGCAAACTGTGGAAAACCTGTGGAAAAACTGTGGGCGTGGAACCTTTATATGTTCCACGATGGCAAATAATAGTAAACCTTAATAAATGAAGATCGACGTATTGAGCCTATAGCGGGGCACCATGCAATCGTTTAGTGAAACGTGCTACGGTATCAACCAAACAAAGAATCTCGCCATGGTCATGTAATGAGCAAATAGACCATGTGGAAAAACTGTGGAAAAACTGTGGATAAAGTACTTTGCGTCGCAAAGTGTATTGGATGGTAAAGTGTGATTATGTCAAAGGGAAGAACGATTGCAGAACTAGAACGGGGCATGACTCCGAAACAGGTAAAGCTAGCTAGGGCATTGGCCGCTGGGGGAATATCTAAGGGAGAAGCTTATCGACAAGTGTATGGCTGGAACGGTAGCAGCAAACCAGCAATGCACGTTGAGGCGACCAGGACGGCGGCACACCCTAAAGTGTCCCTTTTGACTACAGCAATAAGGGATAGAGAAACCGCGAGATTATGGGAGAACAAAAGTAAGTTCCAGAACTGGTTAATGGAGGGAATCACATCTACCATAACGAATACCGATTCAGACATAACCAGACTCAAAGCATTAGAACTTGCAGGTAAGACTAAATACGCTAGCCTATTCGAGGAACCGCAAGCTAATGAATCCACCACTAACTTACACGCTAACATATGCGATATGATACAGGCTAGGTTGGCCAACTTACTAGCACCTGATGTTACTAACATGATTGATGTTACACCAACTGACTTACTAGGGGACGGAGTAAGTGAGGCGGGGGATACCCAGCCCCCCACCGGGGGCGGGGAGGGGGAGTAGGCCGGGTTGCTGTGGCTGTGAATGACATACTATTCCACTCATCCGATTCCACTCACCACACTCACCCCACTAATCTACCACCATGCCCTATTTCATTCACACAACCCCATTTGGCACACACATCCTCTACATTCACGGCACACGCCAAGGCACTTACTTCAGCCTAGCCAGCGCCCAACGTGCCCTGTCTGAGATGCTTCACGGTGTGTTGCCTTGCAACACATAGGCTTTTCAAGCCTATAGGCACCCCCTTTTATTCACGGTGAGGCGTCTCGTTAAATTTTTCCAATAGGAGAACACCCCCCTATGTTTTGTGGTACCATGTAGCAGTAGTGGTATTTTCATATACTAGGAGAAGAGTGATGCTAGTAAAATTTGAGCAGGTTGACCGCCCACCGATCTGGATCAACCCGGACCATGTTGATTCGGTGGGATATCGAATGGAGGGGGACATTGAAGCCTGTCAGTTTGTTCCGCAGATTATCGCTGGATGGACTGAGATTGGCATGGCTGGGGACAGAGGCCATGGCTATGTCGTTCTCGGCACCCCCGAAGAGGTAGTCGCCAAGCTGTTTCCGCAGACGCGGATGCCGGGGGAGAAGTTTTATGTACCCGTCTGAAGCACCTGAGAAGAAGTGCCTGACGTGCAAGTGGTACGAGGGTCCAGAAGTCCCTTGGGCGAATTGCAAATTCCCCCTGCCTCCGCTGCCGTTGGTAATCACGGATCAGCTCGTCTATCTATGGACTCCTGATCTAGCAGCAACCAACTGCCCGACCTGGGAGGAGAAGGATGAATTTGTCTCCGTGGAGTCGCCTCATGTGTGAGAAGAGATGCGATGCTGGGATTGCGGGAG